GGCGCCCTTACAGCACCTCGGAAATGCTACAGAGGAACGGAGTAGCGAAAGCAGTATTCGCCGGCTTCGGAAAACCTGAGCGGTCGTATTTCTTGCGAAAGCCCAAAGATGAAGTTCAGAAAATCAACAGGACCAACAAGACCTTCATCAGCACTCAGTACTACCTGAAACAAAAACAAGTGAGTGAAGAGACTTTCCTCGAGGCCGCAGAAGCATACGACTCACAACAACTGGAGGGACCGAGAGCTCCGATCCAAACTGGATTCGATTTCGAAGGAGTCTCAGGTCCTGTAAAATCTTACGCATACGACCACACCAGTGTAGTCAACCTGCTCCACGCGATTTCCAACCGAATTTTCAGGCCAAACACCGGAGTCGACGAGGACTGGCTTCGTCGGCTCAACAGAGTGACCGACGCTGAATTCGAGAAAATCAGGCTGAAGCTCACGCCCGAGGTTATCAACAACCTGTGGATCTCCCCCGAGGATTTGTTAGACTCGAAAACCGGATTCGGCGACAAGAAGAAGGAAGTTTACGAAGAGGCCATTCTCAAGCAGAGAAACGGGGAGTTCGACACCACATACTACACGGGTTTCGTCAAAGCTTTCGAAACGTACGCAAACCCGAAGAACGTCACGGGCCGCATCATTAGAGGAGACAAGAAGCGCGCTCGAATAGTGGAGAACAGGCCTAGAATGGCAGCTGGCATACCCTGGATAGTCGCCAATTGGTTGAATGCCACTCTCGGAAACTTAGTAGAGGAGTACAGCTACAAAGCATCAGAGAAGAAACTCTCAAAGTTCTTGGAGGAGAGGAGCGAGAGGAACGAGGTCTACACACTATCAACGGATTTCGGCGCCATGGACAGCACAGTCTACGATGAGACTCAGGAAGCTGTCGAACGAAAGTTGCTGAGGATTCTGAGACCCCAGCTGACTTTAAGACTCAGAGCTTTCGGATTCCCACAGGAGATCATAGACAAGAGCTTTAGTTGGATGACGGCTTCAGTCAAGACCACGAAGTTCTTCACCCCAATAGGGAAAATTATTGTTAAGAGGAAAGGCGGGAGAGCATCAGGCGACCCAGCCACAACTTGGGGCAACACGCTCACGACCATTATGTTCTACAAGACCTGTGCTGAGCGAATCCAACGAAAATTCGCGGGGAAAGTGAGTGGCGACGATCTCACGGTTTTCTCAGCACAGCTCCCGTGGATCCTAGAGTTGCGGGCAGAGATGCTAGCCCAGACCTCCAGGTCTCCGGACGAAGACGCTGTTCACAGCGGCTTCGTCATTGATCCCGAGGAGTGCGTGTTGGGCAAGAACAGAGCCACTTTCTGCTCCAAAACTCTGCACGTCAGGGAGAAAGCAGTGATACCCAAGTTGACGAATTTCTACTTCAACTCTCGCCTGTACACTGGCACCAACAGGGACCTGCTGAGGAACCCCGAGAAGCACAGATTTGCCGTAGCCCTCTCAAGACTCCTGGCCGCGGGCTCTTCAAGCATCCTGCAAGACTATGCTCTGCAGATGTGCGAGATGGCTAACCTAGGGTATCGTTCAGTGAAGCAGGCCATTTCCGACCTGACAAAGAGGTGCCAAGACAACGGAATCGACTACTTTAAGCTTTTCGGCGATTTCTGGGA